CCTTTTCGGCACGAATTAATGTGTCTGCCAGATTTGTGTTTGCTGTGGAACTGTATCCCATAGCGCGGAGCATGAACTCCGTGTACTGATAAGCGTTCACAGCGTTGCCGGGCTTGAACTGCGTTGCCGTATAGCCGTTTGTATAGCCTTTTTCGTAGGCGTAACCAACATACTGCTCAGCCTGAGATCCTTTGGCGATATCTGTGAAAGGTGTGGTACCGGTCCAGGCCAAAGCCTCTTCCTCCTCACCAAGAACACGAATGAACATAATCAATGCCTGCAGACGGGTTGGCACCAGTTCGAGGTCAAAACCCTGACCGTATCCGGTAAAGCTGCCTTTAAACAGATTCAACGCCTTAAGTGCTGCAGCCATGGCATTGTAATCCACGGTGTTTTTAGCATATTCAAATCCGTACGGGCCTTGATAATCCAGAACGGCGGTTCTGGATGTGATTAAAAACATGGCTGCTGTATTTTCGGCTGCCATATAACGGTGGTTGGCGACCATATGACTGCCGCTGACCACTTCGCTTCCGGTGGTAATATCGACCACAGCTCCGGAATCAATCACAATCTGCGCCGTACCTGCCAATAACAAAGCATTGGTTCCGGTTGTTCCCTGAAGATAGTCGCCCTGCTTCAATCGAGTTTCAGACCATGTAACAGCACTTTGAACCAGCGTCTCCCCTTCTTCAGCCTGGCTTAAAATCTCTTGATCAGAAGCATCCAGTTTTTCGTCTACCTGTTCTTCTACATCTTCCCGGAATGTTCCCGTAAGATATGAAAGAGAAATCAGCGGATCAGAGGAAGTTCCTCCCGCAGCAAGCACCGCTACTGCGAGAATCATACAGGCCGGAATCAACAGCAAAAGTTTCTTCATCATAGGGAGATCCTTTCGTCGGCCTAAAAGCCCCGTATCAGCGGTTAGCGATTCGATAGCTCAGGATCAGCAGGCTATCTGCAAAGTGAATGTTCTCAAACTTCACATCGGGGTTAGTACTGGACAGCTCCACATTGGTGAAGTTCCAAAAACCCTTCACGCCCAGATTGATCAGTCGGGTTGCCATTTCCTGTGCAACGCTCTGAGGAATCGTCAGTGCAACCACATCCACATTGTGAGTCTGGAGATAACTGTCCAGGGTGTCCATGGAGTGAACTTCCACGCCGTTTACAACGGTGCCGATTACAGACTGAGACACGTCAAAAGCTGCTTCGACAGAGAATCCATTCTGAGCAAACGGGAAATTCTGCAGAATAGCGCGGCCCAGATTACCAACGCCAATCATTACCAGACTGTGCTTTTTGTCAACTCCCAAAATGTGTCCGATTTCAGCGCGCAGCTCTTCGACATTATAGCCGTAACCCTGCTGTCCAAACTCGCCGAAACAACTGAAATCCTGTCGAATCTGAGAAGCGGTAATGTTCATTTCCGCGCCCAGAGAATGGGAGGAAATTCTTACAACGCCGCGGCTGCACAAATCCGTCAACTGACGATAGTAACGAGGCAGGCGGCGAATCACAGCATCAGAAATATTTTCTTTCTTCAAACTTGGTCACTCCTAACTAAAAAGGGTCCTATTTCCTAAAAACTTACATGTCTATTTTATACTAAAGCATACAACTTGTCAACTTTTTTAACAATCAGTTCAAGAAATAATTTCGCAGTTTTCTCTTTACACCCCTCCCCTTTTCTGTTATATTATCCTAGTACGTAATCTTGATAAGCAGGTTATAATATGTGCCCGTAGCTCAGTTGGATAGAGTGTTGGACTCCGACGTTTCAGGCCCTTCCAGTTGAGACATCCGGCAATCCCTTGCAGCTCTTGGCTTACAGTCAATGCAGAGGAAAAATTCCCCTTCTGTTGACTACTATTTGACTACTAATTTTCAAAAACGGTGATACTGGTCTTGACCGGTTCTCCCCCATATACGCGCCCGTAGCTCAGTTGGATAGAGTGTCAGACTCCGACTCTGAAGGTCGCTGGTTCGAATCCAGTCGGGCGTACCAAAACAAGAAAACCGTCAACCTATTGCAACACAATGGATTGGCGGTTTTCTTTTGTTCTTTTTTATGTGATTTTTCGGCAGTCTAATTTACGTTTTTTAACGGTTTCAAACGCTTTTCCACTGGTCTATGTGGTACACACGTGGTACATTTTTAGGCCTATATTGGTCGAACAATGTCACCTGTTTTTCATAGACAGCAAAAAGAAAAAGGGGAGAGCATGACGCTCTCCCCTTTTTGTGTTTTAAGGCCCCTCAGAGCCGTTTTTCATGTAAGCACCCCGTTACTCGTGGAGAGCCGAAACTTCGCACACACCCAAAGCCTGCGGCGGGAATCAGCCGTTCCAGCGGTTTTCCCCTCACATGTTGTAGTTCGGCCTGCAGGCGCCGGTCACGCATTTGAGGTCCCGCACACGCTGCATGACAGCACCGCCGTTGGCATTGTTGGTGGCTGAAGTGTTGCCTTCAATGGTGACAATCTGATTACCCCGCACCTCGATGATGATACCGCAGTGCTCGGTCTCGCCATCCATTTTGCCGTCAAAGTCAAACATGACGATATCTCCGGGCTTGAAGCCTTTCGTCACCCACTGACCAGCTTTCTTATAGGCGTTTGTCAGTTCCGTGCAGCTGGCGGTCTTCTTCAGATTAAAACCCGCTTCTTTGAACACCCACCACACAAAGATCATGCACCAGGGCACGCCGTTCCACCCGTAAGCCTCGCCGTATTTCTGGCGGTTGCTGTTGGCGGGAGTCTCCATGACGCCCACCTGCCATTTGGCGATCTGAATGACCGCGTCCTTGGTCTTGTTAAATAGATTCAGCATTCTTGCTACCCTCCCTGCCCCTCTGGGAAATAGCCTGCTTAAATTTATCAAACCCAAACATGGCAGCATATGTCTTACCTGCCTCAATTGGAATAAATGCGGTGCTGTAATCGCCATTTTCAAGGAGCATAACAACCCCACCGGATTGCCCCATAACCTTGCCACTTTCAGCTGGATAAAGTGGCAACAGGTCTACATCAATAACTCCGGCAGAATCATCGGGTGCTTCCGTTAAGAGCAGCTTTTTTAATTCCTCGTTTTTTGATCCCAGATTTTTAACTTGCTCACGCACAGCAGTGCCAGCACTCTCGTAAACAGTGCCATCAAAACCGTTGCGGATGTCTTTAAGTTCTGCCTCAATTGCGGGGCTTCCTTGAAATGGGCCAGCGTTTACCCACTCTCCATTCAGGTAAATGTAAATCGTAAACGGCTCTTCGTTGCCGATCAAATAATAGCCGCGATCTACAGGGTCTGTGATTTCACTCACCGTGGAAAACTTCCCCTGAAACACGATGCCCTTTCCACTAAGGAGCGCATCAATCTGTTCCACGGTGAAAATACTTTTTCTCATTTTGCACCTCCTCAGTAATAAATAACGATTGCACCGGCAGCACCAGATCCGCCGTCAGAGCCGTTGCCGGGTTCGCCGCCGGAAGCCGTTCTGTACTTACTGTTGTCAAACAACGGGTCCCAGTGATAGACAATACCAGCGCCGCCACCGCCGCCACCACCGTTACCAGCACCGCCGCCCTGTCCGTAGTTGGTTGCATTTGCTCCGGGAACACCAGTCGCACCAGGACCGCCCTTAGAAGAATATGTGCCATAATCGTAGCCAGGGGCGTTTCCGCCAGCTGCGCCGTTTGCAGCACCGGCACCGCCACCGCCATAGTAGTCATCACTACTTCGCTCGGAATGCTCGTCGCTGCGGTAGCTGGCACCTAGACCGCCAGAATACCCATTTACAGATTCGCCGTCTTCGGCTTTTCCTCTATTTTCGCCATCCCACACTTGATCGTTGCCTCGGCCACCACGACCACCGGCAAAACCTTCTGCGCCGGATGCTGCAAAGGTCATGCCCGTCTTTGCCTCAAAGTAACCATAAGGATACAAACGGCCGTAGTCAGAGGAATATCCACCGAAGATTGTAGGTGTACCTGCAGCGCCTTCCGTGGCTTGAACATCTGCCGTCTGGCCAACGCCATTGATACCTCCGATGCCACAGGAGAAGATAAAGACCTGTCCGGGCGTGACATCCAAAGAGATCTCAAACACTCTGCCGCCAGATCCAGCTTTGCCCGCAGATCCACCGGAACCGCCTTCACCAACCGCAGGAGCATCTGTAGAATCGCCGCCAGCACTACCACGGCTGCCACCAGAACCACCGGACCCAGCACCAACAAGGATAATACGGATTTTGGTAATCCCTTCCGGAACAGTCCATCTGCCGGAATCAGTCAGCATGACATGATTTTTGAATCCGGAAAGTGTACCTTGCGGCACAAAGCCAACAAGGAACTCGGCGTTTGCTTTATTCACGGTGCTCATGTTGATAGTGAATCGCTTAATAGTGGCTGTCTCCAATGCGTCAGTATAGGGGTTGATCACGGAGACAACGTCTCCTGCCCGTTCGTTTTCCACCAGAACATCCTGCGCGATCGTGCGGGTACACTGGAAAAACGCGAAGAAGCGCTCTACCAACGCCTGCGCGACCTGTGGGTTAGCCAGATAACAGTCCGTAATGGATTTCACATTTTCGGAACCGCTGTTCTCAATCGTTCCGGCAGTAACGATTCGGGTTACATGGGTGTAAGGCTGTCCGGTAAGAAGTACTGCTCCCTTTGCGCTGATCCGCGCATAGTTGGCGCCGGATTCAACGATTGTGCCGCCCTCGATGGAAAGACTGTGATACGGCTCCTTGAACTCAATCAGTTCTTCTCCGTCCAGACCATCAGAGAAAAGCGTTACGGTGTTGCCGGCCGGCGAGTAGTTATGCTCAGTGAGCTTAACACCCGTCACAGGCTTACCTGTGGTAAGGGTTCCCTTGCTATAGCATCTGTTCGCATCAAATGTGCCGGTTGATACGGCCGACATCGGCTCGATACAAACAATGCCTTCTTCGTAGACCTTGATCGTGGAACCCGTGGCCAGAAGAAGCTGCTGCAGGTTGTCTCGGCGCAACGCAATCGGAAGATATCCGGTGACAGTGGCCGCGCCCACATCAGGATCAACGGTGAAGTTCAGACCATTCAGAATGTCGTTGAAAATCTGCGAAGCAGGGACCTGAGTATAGATTCCTCCGTAGTGCTTGCTGTTCAACAGTCTTCCGATGATGGAAAGCGCGGTGATCCGGTGCCGGTTGGCACCGGACTGTACAACTTCATCAAAGAAATATTTGCCGAGCAGCGTTTCACCGCTATAACAAAGAATCTCGTCTCCGTCCTTAAATTCAGAAACATCAATCGGATTCTTTGCGAAGTACAGTTCATGGTCGGCCGTAATGAGGGCGTGATCCTGGTCTGCTGCAATAAAGGGTTCGTCATTGGTACTGATTTCAAACGTAAACTGGTCTGCAGCCAGCGATTCGCCAACCATCGAATGGGACGATTCGATTTTTCCGTTCAAAATACTGGTGTCGGAGATCTCCTGCCCATTGATTACGATTTTATTTGCCATAGAAGCACACCTCCGAATTAGGGTTTTCGATCCCTTATGCGTATGATCTGTGCAAAGGTGCAGTCCCCTATTTCGTAGTATGCGGATATGAACGTCCACCAGTGCAAATAATGGACGGAGCGAATCTCTTGCCCCATCACACGGTTAATAGGAGCCACGATGTACTTAAAATCATGCTCCCAATCCATCAGTTTCGGTGCCTTCCGATTCTGGTCATCGTCACCGCAGTTAATGAACCAGAAACACTGTCGCACGGCCTCTTGGTAGTGCTCTGGCGGCATTTCTGAGAAACCGGGATACATGATATACAATGCAACGATTGCCTTTTCCTGATCGTCCAGTTCGTTGTCAGAAAGGGCGGCGCAGATATCCAGCACCGCCCTGTAATCCGACCGTATTTCATACTCCGAACCGCAGACAATAAGGCTCTTGGGCAGATCGTACATCATTTGTGATACTTTGCGGTGTACTTCTGGATGCGCGGATTCATAGCTTTCTGCTCCCGTGCGAAAGAGGTATCAACCTCGTCCATCACGGCCAACAGGAAATTGCACCACACAGGAAGGCCGTCTGCCAGAGCGTAGACGTTCATGCTTCCGAAGATCTCACCGGAAACAGGCTGCTGGAAGATCCCGTCGATCATGTCTCGCATCTCCGCATCACGGCATCTGGCGACTTCGAAGATCTCCTTCTTGTCGGCAATCCGTGAAACCTCGTCCCTGTAGGAATCCTGCTTTTTGTCCAGCTCATCAAACGTGCCGAAAAGGCGCTCGACAAAGTTGCTGTCGGTGGGGTTAAAGGAAACCTCCGTCTTATCATTCACGCTGAAGGTTTTAATTCCAGTATCAAAGTTCAGAGTATTCATTGATGGATCTCCTCTCTTATGCGGCGCCGACCGTGAAAGTCACAACGCCTTCGGCAACCTTGGCAGTGCCCACGGAACGAGTGCCGCCGAAAGTCACTTCGATGGGCATACCTACGGAGGAACTACCGCCAAGGCCGGTAGGCACAACCGTGCAAGATTTGTAACGCTCGGCGAAAACACCAGTATTTGCGGTGCCTGCGTAGGTGTGAACCACCAGCATATCGTTGTTGGACATAGCAGCCACATCATGGTCTTTGATGGACTGATTCCAGATCTTCACCTGGGCAACATCGCCGCTGTCCAATTCACAGGGTTCAAAGGTCTGAGTGATAATGGGTTCCTTCATAGAGGTATAGCTTTCGCCGAAAATATCGATCTTGGTTTCCTTGGCCCAGTCGTATTCCATGTTGCTTTCCTCAACACGCTTACCGATGGGACTCCAAACGTGGGCCTCACTGGTGCCGGTGTTCAGATACAGGATCAGCAGCTTACGTGCGACAGTTGCGCCGGCTGCAGTATTAAAGGTCATGTCAGCCATTCGTTTTTCACCTCAAATTTCTTAGTAAATCTCACAGACAGCTGCACCATGTAGGTGGCATAGCCTTCGCCTGTGGCATCATAAAGCACTCCGTTCTGAGCCACGATGCGCTCACGCCTGGGCACATCTCCGAAAACCGGAGCCGCGCCGGTGCAGCTCTGCTCCTGCGCCCACTCCTGGAAATCCATGATCCAGTCAGCGTTGATGGTGGCCCCGACATCATCATCCGGAGCTTTTTCAAAAACATAGTACAGGCCGAAGTTGTACTGATTCTCAACGGTGGTATTGCCGAAGATATCAGTCACCCGGGCGATCTCCTCTAGGCCGGAGGGAAAGACGCCGCCATTGGTCGGTACCTGATCTGTATAGTCCACTTGGAACTTATCCAGAATATCGAAACCGGAATACGTGGCCAGCCACGTTTTGATCTTTTCCAGTGCGGTCATCGTTTCCCCGCCTTTCTGTTTACATAGCGCTGAAGGTCTGCCTGCATTGCCGGCATCTCAGCTGCTTTCAATGCCCGGTCCCAATAAGGGCCGGCCAGAGGGTTCTTGGTCTTGGTGTAAATCAAAGGCCGGTCTGTAACGACCTTTGGGGGCGGTCCCTCCATCGCCTTGCCGTGGTAGATGTATCTGCCGTGCGGGACATCGAGGACAATCAGCGGCTTGTTGATATCCGTCTGTGCGACCATCGTTTTGATGGTGGCGCCGGTGCGATACGGCATATACTTCACGATCCGGCGCAGCACATTGGCTGTGTGGAACCGCTGCACATCGCCTCCGGCTGTCAAACCCTTGTCTTTCAGGATCTGATTCACCGGTTTCATTCGCACTTTGACTTCGCCAACAACAGCCATATCATCCACCCGCTTCCGTGTGCACGACAGAGCTGCGCCAGTATTTCGGGTCAACATACTTGACCACCACAAGGCCGGGGACTTTTGCCGGAATAAAGGCGGCCCAGTCCTCGCGTGTGGCGATTTCAGGGCCTTCCCCATGCAAGACCTTATCCCCCACCGAAACAGGAACAGAGGCCCCAGGAATGACCAGAAGGAAGCTATTTGCTTCGCTGCTGCCGGTCTTGTCCACGTTCTGCGTCTTCCGGAAGTCCAGAAAGGCGTTGTGGAATACCTTCCGGGTGTAACCGTCCTTCCCGTCCCAGTGGTAAACAGTCACGGTCTGATTGCAGAGCCGGTAATCCACCGGGGAGTGTCTGGGCTTGATGGTAACCATGTCAGATCACCCCCGTATAGATATCCAGATACAGGCAGGCGGTCTGGAAGAGAGTCTTTGCCCGCCCGGCGGGTGTAATGTCCACAGCCTGCGCTCCGGCACTGCCATAGCTGGCAGAAACAGAACCAATAGAAACGGACTGAATAGCGCCACCCTCTCCGTTGGCAATCAGGTCAAATCCCTGCAGCTGCTCCGCCATGGCGCAGGTGGCCATCTCCTCGGCGTTCTGAGAATCCTTCGGCACGGTCACTGTGTAAATACGCTTATACCGGGCAAGCTGCGCGGCCGCTCTGGCTTCATACTGAGGCCAGTCCTCTTGGGAGATGGAGCCACCGCAGAATTCACTGATGTAAAACCCATGATTAACCATTGGCGGCTCCTCCTTTACTCCTGAGACTCACCGGATTCAGGGGACTTGTTTTCGGGATGCTTATCCTGAATATGCCTCTCCAGGCCTTCCTCAGTCTTGTACTCCTTGCCGCAGACAGGGCACTTAAATACATCAGGATTGTCGGCCTTTTTAGGGGACGTCTCCTGCTCGAAAATCAAACCGATAATCTTACCCATGGTTTTTTCCTCCGATCAGGTAGTGGCGTGGTGCAGGTAGATGCCTGCCACCTTGTTCTCGTAAGCATCAGCAATGCCGACGTTACGGTAACCGAACTTGTAGCCGTCAGCGTCCTGGTTGGCCTCGGGAGCGATGATCTTGGGAGCCACGTGCTTCTCGAACTGGATGACAGCGGGCTTGTGGATGATCTCGAAGTTGATGTTCTTCGCACCCTCAGCCTTGACAAAGCCACCAGCCTCTTCGCCGGTCTTGCCGGACTTCTGCTCAATGGCAGTGTAGAAGCGGGTCTGGGGAACCAGGGTGACGGAAGCAAAGCGCTCCAGGACAGCCTTGGACTTGGTGGTGTCCAGATCCTGGATCAGGCCGTACTTGGTGGGAGTGATGAACAGGTGGCGATCCTCATAAGGGACCTCATCCTCATCCATCTTGTTGGTGCCAGCACGCAGAGCGGCCAGAACCTGCTCACCGGTCTCCAGATCGGCAGCATCAGCCTTGGAAATGCCATCAGTACCGGCATAGGAAGCCAGACGGAAGGCGTCCAGCTCGGGAACCACCTTAGTGCGGATGAACTCGCCTGCCAGCTGACCGAAAGCGATGCCCGCAGTCTCCAGGTTGTCCATGGTGTCAACATTGAACATGCGGCCGCGGTCAAAGTTGCACTTCACGGTCTCATTGGTCAGAG